TGACGGAGAGTTATTTACTCGACTTTTATATTACGGCATCGGCCAGTTGCATCTCTCCTGGGATGAGTTCTGGCTGATGCCGTTTGGTTTGCTCCTCGACCTTTGGGAGTGCCATAAACAGTACAACGGTATCTCCAAACCGAAACGGGAGATGTTCATCGACGACATTGTCCCCGATGGAATCTAAAGGAAAGGCGGTGGTGAAATGGCAGATAATTTCGGTCTGAAGATCGGTCTTGAGGGCGAGAAGGAGTTCAAAAAGGCTCTGACGGAAATCAACCAGTCCTTCAAAGTTCTTGGCTCCGAAATGAAACTGGTGGAGTCCCAATTCTCCAAAAATGACGGTTCTGCCGAAGCCCTCGCCGCACGGCATAAGGTGCTAACTGAACAGGTCGAAGCCCAGCGGAAAAAGGTAGAGATGCTGAAACAGGCTCTCGCCAACGCCTCCGAGTCCTTTGGTGAGAATGACCGCCGAACACAGGCATGGCAGATCCAGCTGAACAATGCCCAAGCCGCCTTGAACGGCATGGAGCGTGAATTGTCGGATAACGAAGAAGCAATGGATCGCCTCGGCAAAGAGATGGATGACACCAGTGATTCTGCCGATGGCCTGGAAGAGGAACTGGACGATGCCGGAGATGCCGCCGATGACAGTGAGGGTAAATTCTCCAAGCTGGGCGGCACTCTGAAAACGGTGGGTGTGGCAATGGGTGCTTGTGTCGCCGCTGCCGCTGCCGCCGCAGTATCCCTGGGCAAGGCTGTCATTGAAGCCTACGGTGAGTATGAACAGCTGGTCGGTGGTGTTGACACCTTGTTCCAGGAGTCCTCCGGCAAACTGCAGGAATATGCCGCCAACGCATATAAGACTGCGGGTATGTCGGCCAATGACTATATGTCCACGGTCACATCCTTCTCCGCATCCCTTATCCAGTCCCTGGGTGGAGATACGGAAGCCGCAGTTAAGTATGCGGATATGGCTATCACCGATATGGCGGATAACGCCAATAAGATGGGTACGGACATCGGACTCATCCAGAACGCATACCAGGGCTTCGCAAAACAGAACTACACGATGCTGGATAACCTCAAGCTGGGCTACGGCGGCACCAAGGAAGAAATGGAGCGTCTGCTTGCAGATGCAACCGCCATTTCCGGCATTGAGTATGACATCAGTTCCTACGCTGATGTGGTTGATGCAATCCACGTCATTCAGGAAAGCATGGGCGTTGCCGGTGCTACCGCCGCTGAAGCGGAACACACCATTGAGGGTTCTCTGAACTCCATGAAGGCGGCAGTTGCCAACCTGGTGGTAGGCTTCGGTGATGCGGATGCGGACATCGAGCAGCTCTGTAACAATGTGGTGGATGCCTTCCAGGATGTGCTGACCAATATCACTCCCATTATCGAGAACATCATCTCGGCTCTGCCTACGGCGCTGAATGCTCTGCTTGAGACCGTGGGCGAACTGCTGCCGACCTTGCTGGAAACCGTGGTGGATCTGTTCTCCCAGGTGCTGAACACGCTGCTGACCCTTCTGCCGGAACTCATCCCTGTGGTTATTGAGGCAGTCCTCACCATCGTAAACACGCTGATTGAGAATTTGCCTTTGCTGGTAGAAGCGGCAATCCAAATCGTGATGTCCCTGGTTCAGGGTATTGCCCAGGCTCTGCCGACCCTAATTCCCACAGCGGTGCAAGCGGTCATTACCATTGTGCAGAGTCTTATCGACAGTCTGCCGATGATTTTGGATGCAGCCCTTCAGCTTATCACCGGTCTTGCCGATGGTCTGCTTGCCGCCATCCCCGTGCTGATTGCAGCCCTGCCGGAAATCATCCTCAGTATCATCAATTTTATCCTGGATGCTATTCCGCAGATTATCGAAACGGGCATTCAGCTGTTGACCTCTCTGGTGGCGGCGCTGCCTCAAATCATAACTGCCATTGTGGAGGCAATTCCGCAAATCATCAGCGGTATCATCGAGGCGGTTCTGAGTGCCATTCCCCAAATCATCCAGGCAGGTATCGACCTGCTGATTTCTTTGGTAAAGGCACTACCGCAGATTATCACCACCATCGTATCGGCAATCCCGGACATCATCTCCGGCATCGTCAATGCGGTCATCAATAACATTCCTCTGATCGTACAGGCGGGTATTGAATTGCTGACTTCGCTCATCAAGAACCTGCCGACCATCATCGTGGAAATCGTAAAGGCTGTACCTCAGATTATTACGGGTATCGTCAATGCCCTGGGCAAGGGTGTCTCCCAGCTTGCAGAAGTTGGTGTCAACCTGGTTAAGGGCTTGTGGCAAGGTATCCAGTCCCTGGCATCCTGGCTGTGGAATAAGGTCTCCGGCTGGATTTCTTCTATTTGGGACGGCATCTGCGACTTCTTCGGAATCCACAGTCCCTCTGACGAGATGGCTTGGATCGGTGAGATGTTGGTAAAGGGTCTGTCCGGCTCCATTGAGGATAACGGCGGCGAAGCGGTCAAGGCTGCGGAGGCTATGAGCGCCGACATCAATGATGTGATGCACGGGCTTGCCAAGGATATGGAAACGGCACTGCCTACCGACTTCAATGTGGATGGTAATGTCCACGGCACCGTCAGCGGTGGTATCGCAGACTCCGCAAAAGTCAGCGGCCTTCAGCTGGTGCTGAACATTACGAACTTCAACAATTATTCTAACGAAGATATTCAGCAGCTGACCAATGAGATTATGACCACAGCCGGTCAGTTTGCCAAACGGAAAGGGGTGGTATTTGCATGAATTATTTTGAGTATAAGGGCATCCGTTCTACGGATATGGGTATCCGCATCGAAAGCAAGAATGTATTTTCTGCCCCGGAATATGATGTGGACTTCCTGTCCATCCCAGGCCGTGACGGTGATCTGATTACCGGTGGCGGCAGATTCCCCAATGTCCAGGTGACTTACTCCGTATTCATCCCTGCGAAAACCATCTCCGAACTGGCACAGAAAATCACCGCAATCAAGGCATGGCTGTATTCCGGTCTCAACAGCTATCACACGCTGTCAGATACCTACGATACAACCTTTTTCCGTCATGCGGTCTATGCTGGGAAACTGGATATCGAAGATGAACTGAACCGCATTGGTCTTTGCACCATCAGCTTCTCCTGCAAGCCTTTCCGATACGATGAAGCCGGGACGGTCAGCACCACGCTCTCCGCATCCGGGGATGTGTTGCTGAACCCGTACCCCTTCATCAGTAAGCCCATTCTCCGCATTGAGGGAGACGGCAAAGGCACTCTGACTATTCAGTCCGAAGGCAACAATGCCACCTGGAATTTTACCGACATTGACGGATATGTGGAGGTCGACTCCGAGCAGATGAATTTCTACAAGGATGCCGAACCGAAAAACGACACCGTATCCGGTGATGGGTTTCCGCTGCTTTACCCCGGCGAGAATACGATTGCTTATTCCGGCGGCATAACAGCGGTGACAGTCATTCCAAGGTGGTGCTGCTTATGATCCCGGTACTGTATAAGGCTAATTCGACAAATTTCGACACTTTCGGCATTGGTGTCCTAAAGGATTGCACATCCTGCGAGGTCACCGAGGAGCGTAACGGTGCCTTTGAGTGTGTCCTGAAATATCCCATCACCGGCCCACTCTACAAGGAGATCTGCACGGAGCGTTTGGTAAAGGCAAAACCCAATGACACCGCAAAAGACCAGGTATTTCGCATCTACCGCATTTCCACACCCATCAACGGGCAAATCACGGTATATGCCCAGCACCTCAGTTATGACCTCTCCACTATTGCCGCCTTGCAGTGGCAGTCGGAATCTATCTCCCCGGCACTTGCTATGGAGCGTGTATTCCAAAATACTGCCACTACCCATAACTTTACTTGCCAGACCGACTATTCGGCAGCAAAGGCATTCTCGGTATCCAAGCCTCAGAGTGTCCGCGCCTGCCTGGGTGGTGTGGCGGGTTCTTTTCTGGACTTATGGGGCGGCGAATATGAATGGGACAACTTCAAGGTCATCCATCACCAAGGCCGAGGCAAGCATACGGGCGTGGTTATTGAATACGGCAAGAACCTCACGGATCTGGAGCATGACGATGAAAACACCGATGTTTATACCGACCTTCTGCCGTATGCGGTTATAACGGCAGAGGACGGCACAGAAACGGCGGTCACGCTGCCGGAGGTGCTTCTGCCCATTGCGGATACCACTCTGGTTCAACGGAAAACCCTCATCCGGGATTTCACAGAATATTTCGATGAGGAGAACCCGGTCACCGTTGATGGTCTCCGTGCCTACGCCAATAACTACCTCAAAAACAATCCGCTGGGCATCGCAACGCCTACGCTGACCGTTGCCTTTGAACCGCTCTGGAAACAACCGGAATATGCCGCCGTTCTGGAACGAGTGTCCCTTTGCGACACAGTCATTATCCGGCACAGTTTACTGGGCATTACCGCAAAAGCCAAGGTCATCACTACTGTGTATGACACCCTGGCGGAGAAGTATATCTCCATTTCCCTCGGATCGGCAAAGGCCAACCTTCTGAACAATGTGTCTGCTGCGGAAGCCACCGCCGAGGATGCAGCCGCAAAGGTTGACCGTTTTCCGGTGCTGATGAACTCGGCAATCAAAAATGCCACGGGACTTATCACTGGTCAGACTGGCGGCTATGTGGTCATCCACACCGACGCCGATTCCGGGCAGCCTTATGAACTGCTGATCCTGGATGCACCGTCCATCGGTGAGGCGGTCAATGTATGGC